TGCCTGGACACTATGGGAAAGCCAAAGGCGGCATGGGAATAAAGAAGAAATCTGCCAAGATGAAGAAGCAAGCAGCGACAGCTATTGCTATGAAAAAGGCAGGGAAGAAGCCTAAGAAGCGCAAGTAATTAGGTCTTTATTTCAAATCTTCAATCAACTGACGCATCTCTTTACGAGAGTACCCAGTGTCGGTTGGCATGCCTTCTATATAATACCTCATGACAGTGTTGTGTGTGTTTGGACGCCACGCTGCAAATGATATGTGCAAAACTTTTTTGCCGCGCCAGACTCTGCAATACTTTTTGCATATAGAAAGTCCGTATATCTTAAACCCCGCTGGTCGCAAATATTTTTTATAACGAAACACCTCCTTGCCAAACAAACTGACAATACCATCACCAATCTCTTTCCAAGGATTAGGCCAGTTATTGGGTATGTTTAAGTGATCTCTCTTTACAAAATTTGCCTGTGAAAGCATATAGCTTGTGCCAAGCTCTTTGTTCTTTTGATCCATTGCCTGTTGCAACTTCACACTAATATTTATATTTTTTGTCGGTTCCATTTTGATCCTTCCTTTGTTTTATCTGTATAGAATTTCACCGCCAGCAGCTAAATACTGAGCCAGACATTCAATAACGTATGGCTCTGTAAGATAACCGCCGCTTATCTCACCATTGAGTGGGATAATGTGTTTTGCTTTGTGCGGCTCGAACCCGTGTTCTTTTAGTATTCTGTATGGCCCCCAGCCATCTAATATCAAAGCAGCATAGTAATCATATGCTAGTATCCGCGCTTCCTTGAGACTGCGCGACTCTTGTAGCGAAACAATTTTTTCCGTAGCCATAACACAAAAGATCTCCCTCTCCGTTTATCACCCACGTTCCAGTCATCAGTCCATGTGTTTCTCCGCAAAGATCACATGTGACTGTCTGACCAGAAGGTGCGTGTAGTCTTTTTGTTTTAGTTTTTTTCGGCACTGAGCAGCCTGTCTATCTCTGTTTTGGGTACATAATACATACCGCCCAGTTTCTTTGCCTCTATATCGCCCCTTTGGATAAGCTCACGCACCCTTTGTACCTTTGGGCGGGTATCACTACCAAAAATCTCTAAAGCCACCTCTCTGGGGCTTAAAAGGCGATTAGAAGGGGATGTCATCGTCAATTTCTCCCTTGTCTGCGTGCTTCATCTGCACGACTTGCCCAACAGGTTTCAGTGCTGGCTGTGAAATATCATCAGCAATATTGTCATCTGCTTGGTACTCAATGACCTCTTGGAAGCGCACGGCTCTTGTGCCATCGTCATTCTCAAACAGTTGCACATCATACATCTTGTCCGGTGAGAATGTTACCGTGCCAGGTTGTGCTGGTTTGCCGATGTGCGGCCTGAATTTAGAGTTGCTATGTGTAGCTGAACCATTGCCGTTGTAGGTAAACAGTTTCACTGTCATAACTGGTAGCCATCTTCTAGCCATTTGCTTTCTCCTTTAACTTTTCTCTTGTTTCGACAAACAGTGTCTTGAAATCGTTGTAAGCATCAATGTCTTTTTCTTTGATGCTTTGCATCGTTGCTTTTGTAAAAGGCTTGTTCATAAAGACCTCAAGATCTTTCAAGGTGTACTGATCTAAGGTTGCCTCGTTGTGTGCAAGCCACTCTGCTTCTTCTTTGCTTAGTGGTTTCTTTTGAGTTGGCACCAAATCAGGCTTTGAGTTTTTGAAATCATCAGCCTCTTCTTCTGAATAAACAAACCCAGACGCACCTATCAGCTTGAGTATCACACGATCTTTGGCACGCTTCTCTGCCATAGCGTATGGGTAGCTGTTAGTTGTGTTGGATGGCGCAGACTCGCCTATTGACCAGGCTGTTTTATCACCTAACTTGCCAGTCACACAGATAACAGCGACCTTTGCTTGGGAGTTGGCTTCCACTATTGTTGGCTCGCTAAACAAAATGTTTGTGTGATCTGCTATGCGTTCTAAGGCTTTGTGTAAGATCACGGGCGTGCCGTGGCAGTTCCACACTGCACCTTCATCCATCTTGTCAGACATACCCACCTCCGCAAGCAGCTCGCATAGGTTGTCTGGTAAAGCCTTGCCTTGCCTGTTATTTGTCATCCTCATTGTCTTTCTCCAGTAAACGCTTTTCCAAATCGTTACATTTGTAAGTCACAAGTTCTAGATCTCTTGTCACTTGCTGCAAACGGTTAAACAAGTCATCCATACGCAGATCCCTTTCGTTCAAAAGCTCATCTACGATTTTGCTAATCTCATTCTTGTCCATTGTAAAACTCCTTGTGCCACATAACCATCTGCCCGCGTCCTGATGCGCCCTTACGTTTTGTGCCATCTACAATAATGATGCCCTTTTCTTTTAGGGCTTTGAAACGTGGCGTGATTGAGTTATAGCGGTGATGCGGAAGGGCATCGCAGACCTGATCTGCTATTGCACCTTCTGCACGAAACGCCCAGATAGCATCAGCTACAATAGACTCCATAGCCGTTGCATCAATTTGTTCTGCCGCATCGTGGCTGGTGCTTGGGTCATCCCTGCGCACTAATTTGTATGCTTCAGTCATCTTTGATCCTTTTTGCTTTGATACCCTTTGCGCTGACAAATTTGTTTCCGTGGTTTTTTTGCGATAAGTGGTGTTGTTTGACACGTTTCTCAGCAACAACCAACGCATGATCTTCGTTCATCGCACGCACTTGCTGGTAAGTTTTTCTGTACGTCACATCCAAAACCACTGCAAAAGTCTGATAGTATGCATATCCGGGAGGGTGTTTTGTTTTAGTACCCATCGTTGCAGAAATATCTTCATCTTCATTATTTGACATTTAGAAACTCCATAGATTTTTAGCTACGTCTACGATAGATGGCCCATGACGCCTTGCTATTTCATTAAAATCTGGCTGGACCAAACCAGCTAAATCGTGCCAGTTTCCGTTTGCCGCCTTGAGTAAGTTCTGTGATATCAGCCAACTGCGCACAACTTCTTGATACGCACGTTCTAGGTTTTGCTCTGAAAGCTGTTCACAGTTTTCTGCTGTTGCTATGTGATAGCCAGCCGCTGACACATACAGCAAGGCTGGCGGCTCACCACTGGCTTTCCAATACACAGACTGTTGTTGAGTCTGTAGCCATGTTGGGGTGATTTCTGGCTTTGGTACGCGCCAGGTTCTTGTGCCATCTTTTTTGATTGGGTTGCGTAGCGGTGGCTTACACTTCAAATCTACTTGAAGGCCAGCACCAAAGAAATCACGATACAACAAGATTGGTACGTCAATTTTTTGCTCTTCATGCCATTCCTGCTTGTTGCCGCGCACTCTGTTTGCCTGTTGAAAAAACTTTTGTAATGCGTTCACCGCAAATAAAATCATGTCAGGTATGTATTCTTGAAAAGCCTCAAACTCTTCCCTGTCTTTACCATCATCCCAGTCGCGCGGTCTGTAATCTCTATACTTGGTCATGGCCTCTTGTGTGGCTGTAAGCAGGTCTTGCCCATCAATAATCACTCTTGATGTGCCATACTCGACACAGATGCCGCACCAAGGTCTAGCTGCCATTGGCAAGGACACGCCCAGATGTCGGCAATACAGCTTAAGTACATACTCCCACTGCTCCTGAGTTGCTCCAGATGCACTGTCGTGCTTTGCGCCAAAAAACTTTCTATACTCTGGTATCTGTGGCATATCCTGTCTCTCTCTGTGTATAGTCAACATACATAACCATACTTGTTGTCAGGCTGTCAACACTGTGATACAAGAAAATATGACCTTGGAAGAATATTTAGAAAAAAATAAGATGAGCCAAGCCAAGCTGGCGCGGCGTGCTGGTATGTCTAGGGCAGCTATCAACCGGCTGTTATCAGGCAGTAGGCGTCCAAGCCCACAAACTATGGGCAAGATATTTGTGGCTACCGATGGAGATGTTGCACCCAATGATTTTTTCAGAAACGAAATGCAAGACTTGTGACGGCTCCGGTTGGGTGCGTAGGCGTTGTTGGTTTGAGGCTGATGAGGTTGTGCAAGACCACTGTGATGAATGTCATGGCTTGGGCAAGGTGAAGTCATACAATATTCAGGCTGGTGACGGTAGGTTTGCACGGCTCCAGGCCGCAGATATGTGTGTTGCTTGCAAAACCTTCCTTGATGGCAGGATACAATGTCCAACGTGCAAAATGGTTTACGGTAGTCATGGATAACTTAATTATTGAAAAAGCAACAGAGAGAGACTTGTTGTATGTCGATAGTTTGCAACGAAAAAATGCTGAAGAATTAGCCTTTTATCCAAGGCAGGTTTTTGAGAGAGAGATTCAAAATTCAAGAATAATTTTAGCGCGAGTCAATGGTGAACCAGCAGGGTACATTTACTATGGGGCATTGGGCCATACTTGCAAGATCCACCAAGCATGTATTCAGTACGATCTGCGAGGTCAGCTTTATGGCGCGGAGATTGTTCGTTATTTGTTAAAGTTGGCAGACCTATACAATGTTCTTGCGGTTACCTTGCGATGCGGCTCCGATATAGCGGCAAATGATTTCTGGATGGCTATGGGTTTTTACTGTGAAGCTGTGACTCAGGGTGGAGTACGCAGGATGCGCGACATAAATTGTTGGCGTTATGATTTGCAACAGCCGTTATTCAAGGTTGAGGACGCCCCAAGCAGAAAGAAAAAAAATTCTTCATTGTGGGCAAGGCGTGGGAATGTTTCCTCTTCAAGTTTTGCTAGAGGCAAACAAATTAAAGCCTACAGGAAATTAATTGTTGGTTATGAGCAAGAAAAGTAGAGATAAAGGTTCTGCTTTTGAGCGGTGGTGTGTCAACGAGATCAAAGACCACCTCGGCTATGCAAACGTGCGCCGCAACCTCTCTCAATATCAGACAAAGGGTGGCTGCGATATCTACATTCCACAATGGTCAGTAGAGTGTAAACGCTACGCTAGTGGCCCTGTAGGCGGTGCTGATGCGTGGTGGCAACAAGCTGTAGACTCAGCAGGGGATCTAATGCCGGTGCTAATCTATAAATACGATAGGCAGGATGTGTCGTGCCGCCTCTTTCTCTCTCATGTAAACCCAGAATTTACTGCCACAGATGCCACTGTTATCGTTTCTCTTCAAACATGGTTTTACATTGTTAGAGAAAAAATTGATGCAACAGGCTAGACTGTCAACAAAATCTATGATATTTGAAACATTGTTTACAAACACAAAGTGTAGACACTTGCTAGCAAAGTGTAGTGATGGCAACGTAGCATTTTATTATTTTTAAATAAAAAAAGTGTCTACATTGTAAGTGTAGACATTGTGTTGTAACATTGTGTTTTCATATTCCTCCCAAGAGAAAACTAAGAGAGGCTCACGCCTCTCTCTTTTTGTTATCGCCTCTCGTATTTAAACCCCTCCCAGTTTTCCATAGCTTCTATTGCAGGCTCTGCTTCTGACATTCCCGCTTCGCCTTCCTGTAAAATGAGATCAAAAGCTCCAACATGTTTAGCTGGAACATAAACTGTCCATGAACAATCTTTGTTTTCAACAATTCTTACCATTACTCTGACCCCTTCTCTGCTACCCTTCTCTCTGTTAAAAGCAGCTCAACAGGTTTTGGCACCGATCTTTTTCCAGTTTCGTAGTACCATATAGCCTGTTGACTAACTCCAATATGATTAGCCATAGCCACCATTGTTAAGCCCAATCGCTTTCTTTCTGCTTTGAACTCTTCTGCTGTCATGCTACCCTCTCTGTTATGGCTGGTTTTGTTGATCCTTCACCAGTCATTGGGTCGCGCCAGATGCCCCTGACGCGGCCCTTTCTCGTTCATTTAACGCAATCAACAATGTCATAGTTGTGACACAAGTCCTCTTCTAACTCACTTCCAGGCATCCACATTGCTTGAGTAGAGTTTGGCTTGTCATCATCCCAGCCAATAATTGCGTATTCGTAATCAGTGCGCACACTTGTTGCTATGTTTTCTTTTTGTGTAGATGACACAAAGCCATTGGGTTGAGTTTTGTATGAGACTGTGCGTTCAATCCTGTAATCAACAACCTTGATATTTTGCCAGCCTAAGCTAGTAGGGAAGTGTTGCCTCTCATTCATGCGGTAAACTGTTCCAATAATCATTGTTCGATCCTTTCTTAACATGCCATTGCTGGCGTTTTGAGGCCCACTGACGGCACCTAGCCGCCAATGGGTAGGGTTGTACTAGGCAAAGGTATCTATTGCCCATTTAAAGACTTGCCATAGCCATGCCTCGCTGCCCATGAGTCCCCATATCACAAGGCCCATGATTAGAACAAATAGCGCATTGTTGAATATTTCTAGCCTGTCCATCATTAGCCCCTACGAGTGCGCTTCGTGAATGTAGAACTTGCGTTTGCCTGTCAGCATTTGACCAACAGCGTAAGCAGCATCGCGCATTGCCATTTCGCCCCTGCCGCTGATGTTTTCTGACATATCAACACCCGCCAGCTTTAACGCGCTTGCCATTGCGCTTGATGCTTTGCAGTAACCATAGCCGCCAGCACTACCATAACCACTGCCATGCTGCTCACCACTGCCAAGCCATGCAAGGCAATAAACCTTGCTAGTGCCGCAATAGAACCGGAAACGCGCCACGCAACCATGTTCAGGATGTATAACAGCCATTTCTTTGTAAAAATTTTTTTGCACTTTATCGCGCACATTGCCGATATTATCAGATGATGAAAGGCAAGCGTTTGTAGCTTTCAAACCTCCAAAAAATGATGATTTTTTGTGAATAAACATTGTTGATCCTTTCTAAGATTTTTTAGATTGCAGATATGTAATGGAAGATAGCCCCTCACCATTCGCATAAATCCACTTTGCAGCGCTGTGACTAGCGGCGCGGATGTAAGCACCATTATTGGTGCCACGATAGTAAACCCAAAACATGGGCTGGTTACGATATACATATTCATATGACATTGTTTGATCCTTTCTTGATGTTGCTATTCGGTTGACACAACCCAGTTGTTCTGGAAATGGTCAATCCAATCGTTCAAAAACTCAGGAAGCATGATTAACCCACCATTCTTGTTAAAATTAGAATCTTGATAAAAATCTTCCAAGTTCAGACTTGCGGCTTCGTTTTGTGCCATAAGCAAAAAAACCGAACCGTGCGCGACAACTTTATAATCTGCAGTTTTTGTATTCATTGTTTTGATCCTTCATAAAATATTGAACATATAACCCCTATAACCATTGGTTACTATACTGTCAACCCCAAATGTGATATTTTTTACATTGTGTCAAACAATGCAGCACATTGTACCAGTGAGCTGGGCAATGATAATGCTTGGTTTGTTGTTGTAAAATGCTTGTGAGATTCCAAAACATCACGACACAGTGAGACATTGTTCGCGCGGCATTGTAGCATTGCGCACATCAACAATGCGATATGTGTTGCAGCACCACGGGGGGCTGTTATTTTTGCCGTGCGGCCCAGACAACGCGACCACTCTATATATGTGTTAATTACTACTATCCCACACACGGAGAGAACATGGCTAAGATACCCAGAGCTAAGATTGACAGGGTAGCATCTGATGTGATGCAGGGTTATACGCTTGCTAAGTCTTGTGAGCGTAACAAGGTGTCAAGGGCTACGCTGTATCGCAGGATGAATGATGACCCTGAGATTAGTAACGCTATCAAGACTGCTCAACAGCAGAGTGCTGAGAAGGCACTAGAGGATGTTGAGGCTATGTATCAGCATCAGTTGAGTGGTGAGAAGAACTATGATCCTAATGTTCTAAGGGATTATGCTTTACATGTACGTTGGAAGGTGGGCAAGGTTATGCCAGACCAGTATGGTGATAGCAAGAACCGTGCTGGTGTAGAAGTTACTGACGGTGGTGTGAAGATTATGTGGGAAGGGTGATGCAGGTAAAGATCCCTTACAAGCCTAGATCCTTACAAGCAGAAATGCACAAGAGTGTGAAGCGTTGGAATGTGCTGGTAATGCACAGACGTTTTGGTAAGACGGTCTGGGCAGTCAATCATCTCATTAGACACGCTTTGACTTGTGAGTTACCTAGGCCAAGAGTTGCTTTTGTTGCACCTACTTTTACGCAGGCCAAGCGCATAGCTTGGGATTATGTAAAGTATTATGCTTCTGTAATACCTGCTGTTAGTTTCAATGAGACTGAGTTGCGTGTAGACTTTCCAAATGGTGGCAGGCTGATGTTATTGTCAGCGGAGAACCCAGACAGTCTGAGAGGTATCTATCTTGATCTATGTGTATTCGATGAGTTTGGCATGCAAAATCCCAGGGTGTGGGGGGAGGTTGTACGTCCTGCCCTGTCTGATAGGGAAGGTGCGGCTGTATTTTTAGGCACCCCAGCGGGACATAATCATTTTTTTGATCTATTGGAACAGGCCAAGTCAGAGGAGCAAGAAGGTTCTGAGCAATGGTACTGGAAGGTAGTCAAGGCATCTGAGAGTGAACTTGTAAAGAAAGAAGAGCTAGAGGCGGCTAGGGCGCAGATGACGCCAGAGCAATACGAGCAAGAGTATGAATGTTCGTTTACCGCTGCTATCATAGGTGCCTATTATGGAAAGCTGCTTTCTGATGCCGATGATAACGGAAGGGTTACTAGGGTTCCATATGACCCTGCTTATCCTGTGCATACCGCATGGGATCTGGGTATAAACGACTCAACAGCTATTTGGTTTGCGCAAGTATTTAGAGGCGGCTCGATTAATGTTATTGACTACTATGAAAACAGCGGTGTTGGGCTGGATCACTACGCTGAAGTATTACGTCAGAAAGATTACCACTACGGCGATCACCTTGCTCCGCACGACATTGAAGTAAGAGAACTTGGTTCTGGCAAGTCTAGGCTAGAGACTGCGTTCAGTCTTGGCATACGCTTTCGTGTTATTCCGAAGATGAAGATAGCAGACGGTATCAACGCTGCACGCATGATGCTGCCCAAATGTTTCTTTGACAGGGAGAAAACATACGATGGCTTGGAGATGTTACGACAGTACAGGCAAGAGTGGGATGAACGCAAAAAAGTTTTCAGAGATCATCCAAGACATGATTACACGAGTCACTCTGCGGATGCGTTTAGGTATCTGGCTGTTGGGTTGGAGAATAGACAAGCTGTGCTTCGCCCTCCGCAGAAAATGGCGATGAACGAATACAACCCATTCACGCTATGATGGACGAAAGAGAACATATACTTGAGTTGGTAGAGAGTAGCGAGTACCACCAGTGGTGGGGGGAGGAAGAGTTTGAGAACTTTGTAGAGCAACCGATGCGCCTAGATCAGTATGTGCTGATGGATGAGGGCTTTGCAACTTGGGGATTTCCAAACGAGTGGCAAGTGCAAGATTACCTGCTAGAAAATAAGTTTCCTGTGGATGGGTTTGATGGCGGGGGAGATACAGTTTGGATAGTAGACTTTATTTGTTTGCAAGGAAAGAGTAGCATAGCGCGTATAATGCGACACATACGAGATCATCTGGTGCAAAGCGGTCATGACAAAGCGTTATGGTTGCGCACTGAGACAGGCAAGATAGGCTGGTACAAACTGAAGGAGATCCATAATGGGTAGTGGAGGATCAGGCACAAGCGGTGGTGCTACGAACATAGGCGGCACACAACCTATAAGGTCTACTGGCGCACCAAGGCGCACACAAGGGCAACGCTTTCGAGATGATGCCGCACAGGCAATGGTAAGAGAACAGCAGCAACGTGGCAGAAATCCAGTTGGGGGAATGAACTTAACTGCGGAAGAAAGACGTATGCGTGCGCCGCAACGCGGTCTTGCACCAGGAGATGTTTTGGCAACGATTGGTTCAAGTGGCTTTGGGCAAGTGGCATCGGCAAGACTAGCTGGCAGAACAGATATATCAAAAGAGCAACTTGGGGATTTGGCAACACGCACAAACATTGGACAGTTACCAGCAGGCAGGGTGTCAGTGCCAGGTGTTGGTAGCGCAGCACTCAATGTTTTAAATGTTT